GATATGCTGGATTAACTGCTGGAGAAAGACTAATAGCGACTTTAAAAGGATGGACAATTGCATAAATAAATAAATATGATAATAGAAACAATAGATGGATATTACATCCATATAACGGCAGAAACTGGAATGGAATTAGTAAATTACGACCAAGAGCCAGAAGTAAGAACAAAAGAAATTTACGTTCCTCTTGATGGAGATTATTCTATGTGGACAGAAGAACAAGATATACGCTAATTAATGCATACATTGATTTTAAGCAATCAAAATTATATTTATATCTATTTGGTTACTTAAAAAAAATAATGCCTTAAAATGCAAAAAAAATAACAAAATCGTTATATTAATAAAATTTATAAATATGAAAAACACAGAAATTTTAAGTAAAATCAATGCTTTGCTAGGTAGAAACGTAAAGTTGGAACAAATGACCTTAGATAATGGTACTGTCGTAGAAGCTGATAGCTTTGAAGTAGGACAACCTATCTTTGCAATTGATGGAGAAAATAAAATGCCATTAGAAATTGGAACTTATTTAATGAATGATGGAAATACTTTAGAAGTATATGAAATCGGGATTATTGGAGAAATTGCTACACCGGTTGCAGAAGCTGGAGAAGTAGAAATGGCAGAAGTTCCAGCTACATTAGAAGAAATCTTAACTGCTTTGGTAGATGCTATACAACCAAAATTGGATGAGTTACAAGCTAAAATAGATGCTTTATCTGGTGGTCAAACTGCTATGAAAGAGCAATTATCTGCAACTGCAAGTAAACACACAGTTCATAAACCAACTGAATTAAAAAACACTGCAAAAGTAGAAGTAGCATCAAATGACGTACAAGCTCGCATTTTCGCACAATTATCAAAATAATAAACAATAAAAATAAAACAAAATGGCAAATAACATTTCAAATCAAGTAGTAAGAGAGCGTAGACCACAAGCAACATTAACGACTACTCAAACATTATTAGAGGGTAACTCTTCAAGAGATTATAACATCGCAACAGATGCTTTAGTAATCACTTTACCAACAATTTCTGCTGACAATATCGGACTTGAATTAACATTCCGTAATACTGGAGCAGATGCTAATAACATCATCACTTTATCTCCAGCTGCTACCGATGCTTTTATTGGTGGATTCCCTTTCGTAACTGGTTCAACTGCATCTATGAATAGAGCTGGTGGAGTAGTAAACAAAGACTGGATTAACACAAAAGCGACTTCTAAAAAAGGAGATTACGTTACTATTAAAGCAGTAGCATTAGGAGCGTGGTACATTCAAGGTGGACAAGGAGTTTGGGCATCAGAAGCATAATAATTAATTATAAAAAAAATATAACAAAATGAGAAATACAAAATTATCTACGGTAAATAATATCAGTACTACTTACGCTGGCGAATTCGCTGGTAACTATATTAACGCTGCTATTTTATCAGCTAACACAATCGCAAATGGTGGTGTAACTGTAAGACCAAATGTGAAATTTAAAGAGGTTGTAAAAACTTTGTCTACTTCTAACTTAATTCAAGATGCTACTTGTGATTTTGATGATTCTGGAATTGTAACTTTAGCAGAGAAAGTATTAACCGTATCTGAAAAACAAGTTAACTTACAACTTTGCAAAACTCCTTTCCAATCTGATTGGGATGCAGTTCAAATGGGTTATTCAGCATTCGATGTATTGCCAACTAAATTTTCTGATTTCTTTATCGGTAAAATCTTGAAAGATGTTGCATTGAGTACAGAACAATACTTGTGGAACTTTACAACTGGTTTTCCAGCTTTATTAAAAGCAGATGGAGCAACTTTGGTTACACCTACTACGATTGATGCTACAAACGTTATTGCTGAAATGCGTAAAATGGTTACGGCTTGTCCAGCTGGTATCTATGGAAAAGAAGATTTGAAATTATTCGTATCTCAAAAAGTAGCAAAAGATTACGTAGCTGCTTTAGGTGGTTATGCTACTAACATTGGAGCAAATGGTATCAACGCTCAAGGAACAACTTGGTACAACGGAGGTACTGCATTATCATTCGATGGTGTGCCGGTATTCGTTGCTAACGGATTGAACGCAAATAGCGGAAGTGCTATGGTATTGTCAGCAGTTGACAACTTGTATTTTGGCACTGGTTTACTTGACGACCAAAACCTTGTAAAATTAATTGATATGGCTGATATTGATGGTTCTAAAAATGTACGTTTCGTAATGAGATGGACACAAGGACTTCAAGTTGGATTCGGTTCTGATTCAGTAGTTTATTCTGCATAAATTTAAAGGGGCGGAAACGCCCTTTTTAACTATTAATTTAAAAAATATATACTTATGGCTTGTTTAATGACAACCGGACGTAAATTAGCTTGTAAAGATGCCGTAGGTGGTATTAAGACAATTTACTTCGCAGATTATGGTACATTAGGTGCAGCAACTATCGGTTCAACCGGTTATGTTACTGCATTTGCTGGTACTGCATATACTCTATACCAATACGATGTTAAATCGGCTTCGGGATTAGAGCAAACAATCAATTCAAGTGATGAAAATGGAACAAGTTTTTACGAACAAGCATTAACGGTTGTTTTGACTAAATTAGATCCTTTGACGCAAGTTGAATTGCAAAAAGTTATTTCTTCAAGACCACACGCATTTATACTTGATAACAATGGAAACTACTTATCAGTAGGAATGACAAGAGGTACGAACGTTACTGGTTCTATATCAACTGGAGTAGCATTAGGAGATTTAAACGGATATACTTTGACAATCACTGGACAAGAACCGTTGATGGCTCAATTTATTACTGCATCTTTGGTAACTACTAAAATTGCTGGCGGTGCAACACCAACACAAATAACACCAGTTTAATATTACACTTTAGCGAGTGATTGGATTGAGGTGTCCTCGGTCGGAAAGGCATTGATTAATTTCAATGTCTTTTTTTTTTGCAAAAACATGAAAACAAACGTTATAACAGTATGATAGTATTAAACACAAATCTTAGTCAAGACTTTCCAATTATTCCTACGAGAATAACTGATGGGACTAATCATCCTATTAATCTATACTTTACAGACGAAACAACAAAAGAAATTTTTATAAAAGTATCTTTAACAAGAATTGAAAGTTATGACACGTTAATTATTGGAAGTCCTAATTTAGACTTTTTACAAGAAAATAAATTTTATAATTTGATTGTTAGATTTGGAACAACTAATGAAGTAATTTATAAAGACAGAGTTTTTTGTACAACACAACCAATAGGTAGTTATTCAATCAATAAAGACAAATATACATTGCCATATATGGACAATAACGATTATATTACAATATGAGAAATATAAAAAAAATAAATCCTTTAAGAAAAGAAGAACCAACTAAAAATGCTGGTATTGGAGTTGTAAACCTTGCAACATATACATCGCCAAAAGTAACCGAAGTTAGAAATCAAGACTGGGTTGCTTATGGAGATGATAATAATTACTTTGAATTTCTACAAGACAGAATTAACGGAAGTCCTACCAATTCAGCAATTATAAACGGAATTAGTCAAATGATTTTCGGTCGTGGTATTGATGCTACTGATTCTTTATTAAAGCCAGAGGACTACGCACAAGCAATGCTATTATTCAATGATGATGTTGTCGAAAGATTATGTTATGATTTGAAATCTATGGGAAATTGTGCAATACAAGTTGTATATTCAGTTGATAGAAGCAGAATAGTAAAATGCAACCATTTTCCAATAGAAACCTTAAGAAGTGGTAAATGTAATGATGATGGAGATGTTGAATTTTATTATTATTCAGATGATTGGGGTAAAGTAAATTCACTTAATAAACCTTTACCTATTCCAGCATTTGGAACAAGTAAAGAATCTGAAGAGATATTATATGTAAAACCTTATAAGACTGGATTTTATTATTATTCTCCAGTAGATTATCAAGGAGGTTTACAATATTGTGAACTAGAAGAAGAAATATCAAATTACCACTTAAATAATATCTTAAATGGATTAGCACCAAGTATGTTAATCAATTTTAATAATGGTACACCTACCGAAACAGAACAGAGAGAAATTGAAAGAAGTATTGCCCAAAAATTTAGCGGTACTTCGAATGCTGGTAGGTTTATCTTATCATTTAACGATTCAAATAACTACGGAGCAACTATTACACCAGTTCAGCTATCTGATGCTCATAATCAGTATCAATTCCTATCTGACGAAAGTATGCGTAAAATAATGGTAGCACATCGAGTTATATCTCCATTACTTTTAGGAATTAAAGATGGTTCTGGATTTGGTAATAATGCAGATGAATTAAAAACTGCATCTATTTTAATGGATAATACCGTTATTAGACCGTTTCAAAATCTATTAATAAAACCATTTGATAAAATATTAGCTTATAATAAAATATCATTAAATCTTTACTTTAAGACCTTACAACCTCTTGAATTTAATGATTTAAGTAACGCAGTATCTACTACTCAAATTGAACAAGAAACTGGTCAAAAAACATTAAGCCAACAACAAATTGATTTGTCAGAATATGGCGAAGTTATAGACTTGGATGTTTACGAATTAATTGATTCAAGACAAGTTGACTATGAAATGGAGAAAAAATTAGATGAAATGTTAAGCGTTCATTTAAGCACCGGGTCAGCTTATGGTAATGCAAATTCTGATGAAGATACTCCAATTTATAAAGTGAGATATAGATACGATGGCAATCCAAGTCCAGAGAGGTCATTCTGCAAGGAAATGATGTCAGCTAATAAAATCTATCGTAGAGAAGATATTGACAGAATGAGCAAAAATACGGTTAATCCCGGATTCGGTATGCATCCTAATCCTAATCAGCCATACGATATCTTTTTATGGAAAGGCGGTGGTAAGTTATCTGATAATTTTAATTTTGGAACGTGTAAACACTTTTGGGTACGTGAAACTTATGCTACTAAAGACAGAACTGGAAAAGTAGATGTTTATAGTCCGAATGCCGAAATAGTTAGTCCATCAAGAAGTATTTCTGAAAATGGATTTATTCCACCAATAACCGATTCAAGGGCGTTTATCGCACCACACGATATGTAATTATGGCAACAACTTTATTTATAACTCCGAACGATTTAAAACAGAATACAATCCTAAATGGAAATGTAGACAATGATATGTTTCTACAATTCATCAAGATAGCACAACATATGCACGTGCAAAACTATTTAGGAACTAAATTGTATGATTCAATAACTACTAAAATAAATGCAAATGATTTGACTGGAGATTATTTAGCATTGGTATTAGACTATGTACAACCTATGCTTATTCATTTTGCTATGGTAGATTATTTGCCATTTGCAAACTATCAAATCAGAAATGGTGGTGTATTCAAGCATCGTACTGATAATTCAGAAAGCACAACAAAAGAAGAATTAGATATTTTAGTTCAAAAGCATAGAACTTTTGCAGATTTTTATGCTCAAAGATTTGTGGATTATATGGGAATATACGCTTCAAATAAATTCCCAGAATATTATACCAATTCAAACGACAATATGTTTCCAGACACAAAACCAAATCCAACCGGATGGGTTCTATAAAATAAAAAATTATGGAAAGAAAAGAAAAAAATAATACAGAAAATAAAACAGAGAAAAAACAATATCAAATTAAAAATACGAATATTCAAAAGATGCAAGAATATTTGAAAAAAGAAAAAAAATGACACACGAAAACGTAAAATTATTCGCAGTAAACACGACCATTTTTGGATTAAGTTTCACAAGCATAGAGAGCTCAATGCGTGTATTTTTATTAGGTTTATCTATATTATACACATCAATTATGATTATTAAAATATTAACTAAAAAGAAAGAAGATGAAAATAAGTAATCACTTAACATTAGACGAATGTACTAAGTCAGCAGAAGCGGATAAATTAGGAATTATAAACAATAATCCTAACCTATCTGTAATTGAAAATTTAAAATTACTTGCTGAAAAGGTGTTTGAGCCTATTAGGGAGCATTTTAAGCAACCAATTATAGTTTCAAGTGCGTTTCGTTCTTTAAATTTAAATCAAGCCGTAAAAGGCAGTATTACAAGCCAACATTGTTCTGGACAAGCTATGGATATCGATATGGGAGATACTGGGAAGCCAAGTAACAAAGAGATATTTGATTATATTAAAAAGAATCTTGAATTTGACCAGCTTATTTGGGAATTTGGAAACGATAAGAATCCAAGCTGGGTTCACGTATCTTATACTAATACAAAAAATAGAAAACAGATTTTGAAGTCTGTAAAAACTAACGGAAAAACACATTATGAAAATATTTAATAAAAACATCGATATGTCAGATTTAGATAGAATACCAGAGCCAATTAAATTATCTTTAGACGAAGCTGCTCAAAGATATGCAGAAAGTAATTCTACTACAAATGCTGGATTTATATTACGATTAATTTGTAAGTTTATTAAACCAAGTACAATAATTAAAATGTTCGCACACAAAATATCTAAATAAATGAGCAAATAGCTTTATTTCGTATTTTTAAGTGGTTTTAAGAAATTAAACCAAATAAGTTAATTAATCTTACCTTTAGCAAAAAATAATTGCTTAATCGTAAGATTTTTTAATTTTGAAAAATTCCTATATATAATAATAATAATATATAATAATAATATATAATAATAATATATAATAATAATATATAATAATAATATATAATAATATATATATAAGCAAAAACCAAAAAAATTATGGCATTAAATCCGAAACCAAAAGTAGCAAAAGTAAAAAAACCGACTAGGGCATCACTAATAAAAAAACTAGATATTGAATTTAGTATATATATCCGGAAGCGATTTATGATTTATGGAAAATCAACTTGCTTTACTTGTGGGAAAATAGATGATTGGAATAAATTACAATGCGGACATTTTCAATCTAGAAAACATTATTCGACTAGGTGGGATGAATTAAATTGCCAAGTACAATGCGTTGGATGTAATGTTTACAAATATGGAGAACAATTCAAATTTGGTTTACATTTAAACAAATTATATGGTTCCGGAACGGCAGAAAATCTATTGATAAAATCTAGGAATGAATTTAAAATAAAAGATTTTGAATTGACAGAATTAATAGAGTTGTATAAAAATAAAAACAAATTGTTTGGTTATTGAAAAGAATGTTATATATTTGTAAACCCTATTACGATATGCTCCAAATATTGTGATTCTAACCATAATTATTAGTTTTTAGTGAAACTGAAAAAGTCCTAGCATTAAGTTGTTAGGATTTTTTTTTGCTTTTTTTTAAAATTTTTTTCATAATTATTTTGTTATAAACAAATTTTTTATATCTTTGCCTAGTTGAAAATCACTAAAAATCTAAAAACACTAAAAATTATGAAAGCACTAAATGCACAATTGGGGAGCCTTGTATCCGAAAACCTAAATTTGAATCATTTCTTTACCGGAACTATTGACCAATATGGTATTCAATTTCTTGGTAACTATAATCTAATTGTAGATGAGTATTTATTAAATCAAGGATTTGAAATCTATGATTGGGCTTATACTGATAATCCGGCTAGAATTGAGTATAAGAGAGGTCAAGTTAGAATTGTATTAATAAATGATGAAAAATAGTTATGAGAAATGTAATTATGCCGATTTCGGCAACAATAGGATTGTTATCAAATTTAGTTCCAGTAGTAATAATATGCTTTGCGATTTGTATCGTATGTATATTTATAGAATCAAGAAAATAATTACTAAAAATAATATTATGACAATTCAAGACAAATTAAGAAAAAAAGGATTTCAGTTAGGAGTCACAATTAATGGTGGAATCAGAACTGGTTATTATGCGACTAATAGAGCATACGGGACTAAAACAAGAATTTACAAAACACAAATAGAACTTTTAAACGCAATAAAATAATATCAATCACTAAAAACAAAAAAAATGAAGAAATTTGAATTAAAAACTTTACAGACTAATTTCCAATCAGTAAAGATAACAAGCGGAGAAGATGCAATTAATGTAATAAGACAATTTTACGGAGATGATATTGAAATTTTTGAAAGTTGTTTTATTCTACTTTTAAATAATTCTAACATAACAATCGGTTACGCTAAAATAAGTCAAGGGGGAATAACTGGAACGGTAGTAGATACAAGATTGATTGCAAAATATGCAATTGAAAGTTTAGCAACTGGAGTTATACTATGTCATAATCATCCAAGTGGAAATTTAAAAGCTAGTGAAGCTGACATTGCAACTACTAAAAAAGTAAAAGACGGTTTAAAAATATTTGATATTGTTTTACTGGATCATTTTATACTTACGAAAGATAGCCATTCAACAATAGAATCATAATATGAGATTTGAAGATTTTAAATTGATTTACGAGGAAATGGCAGAAGTATTTAAACGTGATAAAGAACTTACACATATTGAAATCACAATTGAAATTCAACCGGTAGCTACCGAAAAAAAGACTGCAAAAATTAACGTTAAAACTTATAAAAATGGCTTATAAAGACAAAGTAAATTACAAAGGGATAGATATTGATTTTGAGTACACATACTCTCCGGAAGAAATACAAACTTATGACTATCCGGGTTGTTCTGAAGAATGGGAAATTTATAACTTGAAAATAAATGGGCAAGATGCCGATGAGTTATTAGAATCACAATTTGAGGAATTTTTTGATTTTGTTGTAGAAGTAATGAATGATAGAAAAAATGACTACTAAAATTGATACTCAATGGATGCTACTCGAGGAGGGAATTGTGCATACGGTTTTATTAACTGAATCGGAAGCGAAAGCACTTCAAAAGGAATGGCAATTAAAATATCCGAATCTTGAATATACACTCGGATACGATGAATACTATGAATATTGTGATATTAATAATTAAAACTAAAAACTATGAGAACAAACGAGAATTGGGGCACAAAAGAAGCGATGAATTTTCTATCGCAAAGTAATGAAGCGTTAAGAGTTGAGAATTTGAGATTACTTGACGAAATTGAACGATTGACTAACGAAATGCAAGTTGTAGATGCAGAGGTAGTTAGTAATCAATATTACGGATGTAAAGTGAATTATAATTTTAATAAAAAAATAAAATAAGATGGGAACTGAAAAAACTATTATTGCGTACAATCCTTTAAGTCTAGGACAAAAATTGGCTAGAATACAAATTGAGTTTAAAGCTAAAAAAACATCCTTTAATAAATTTGGGAACTATTATTTTAGAAGTGCTGAAGCTATTCTAGAAGCGTTGAAACCTTTTAATGAAAAGTATGTAGTTTACTTTACGGTTAACGAAAGATTGATTAATGCGAATCCACCTATTATTGAATCAGTTGCCACTATTTGGGATTGTGAAAGTGGGCAAAGTATAGATTGTCAAGCTATCGTAGGAGTTGATCTAGAACAAAAAGGAATGGCTATGGCACAAAGATATGGTGCTACTTCTAGTTATGGTAAAAAATACGCACTAGGAAACCTTTTATTGATTGACGATACTGCGGATTCAGATGCTACTAATACTCACGGAAAATCTCAATTAATTGATAAGACAAAACCTAAAATGGAATCCGGAACGGAAGCGTTTTACAAAGCCGTTGACTATGTAGCCGGTGGTGGAGATATTGCATTAATTGAAAAGAAGTACATACTTACGGATGAAATTAGAAATAAACTCTTAAATAAATAGAAATGGAAATTCAAGGACAAATTATCCTAATTGGCGAAACCGAAACTTTTGGTGCAAAAGGATTTAAAAAACGACAAATTGTAATTAAGACCGATGCACAATATCCACAGAGTATTCCGGTTGATTTTACGCAAGATAAATGCGTAATCCTAGATAAATATGAAGTAGGACAATATGCAAAGATTTCAATTAATATTAGAGGAACGGAATGGCAAGGAAAATATTATGTAAACCTTGATGGGTGGAAAATTGAGAAAGGCGAAAAAGAATTATCATCAGAATCTTTTATGCCGGACAGAATAAAAAAACAATTGATAGAGGAAAGTATTGAGGAATTTGATGATGATTTATCATTCTAATTTAGATGCCGGTAGGAAACTGCCGGTTTTTTTTAATCACTAAAAATAAAATATGTTAATAGACTATAATAAACAATTGGATATAATTCGGAATATCCGGAGTGGAAAAATAAAAGATGGATTAAAGCTAGGCATTCCGGATTTGGATGAGCATATCCGATTTAAAGCATCAAATTTTAATATTGTATTGGGTCACGCAAACGTAGGAAAGACAACTTCTATTTTATATTTAATGCTTTGCTATTCTGTTAAGCATAGTCTTAAATGGTTAGTTTGTAGTTCTGAAAATGATTCGTATTCCTTAATCCGGAAGCTAGTTGAATTTTTAGATGAGACACCGATTAATTTAATGTCAGAAGCTAATTTTAAAACACACTCTGAATTTGTAAATAAGCACTTTCGATTTGTTGACAATACCGTTATGTATGATTTTAAAACTGCTTTAAGAATGTTTAAGGAAGTAAAAAAAGAATTCAAATACGATGGAATTTTACTTGATCCTTATAATGCTTTGATTAAAGATAACGAATTAATGAAAAGTTTGGGTGGACACGAATATGACTACCAAGCTTGTACTGAAATGAGAATGTTTTGCAAAGAAAATAATGTAACGATGTGGTTGAATACTCACGCAAATACTTCAGCTTTAAGAATGGTTTATCAGAGAGACCACGAATATGCCGGGCATCCTTTGCCACCGATGGCTTCCGATGTAGAGGGTGGTGGAAAGTTTGTAAATAGAGCCGATGATTTTATGGTTATCCACCGATTAACTTTGCATCCGAAATTATATACTACTACTATGATTCATATCCGGAAAGTAAAAGAAATTGAAACCGGTGGGCGACCTACTAGTATTGATAGTCCAATTGAAATTGTAGCTTTGCAAAATTCCGTTGGGTTCTCCTATCAAGGAAAATCTATATTGCGTAGTATTAAGGAATCACAATTAAATTTTTTATAGATGGAAAATATACTTGATGTACTTTTTAGAAAACATTTGACTTGGCTAAAATATGTAAAATCTTTTGGATGCGCTGACGACAAAGCAGAAGACTATGTTCAAGAAATGTACATCAAGATTTTCAATTACACCGAGCGAAACAATAATGATTTGATGTATGCAGATAATGAGGTAAATTTCATATTTGTCTATGTAGTTTTAAAAAATATGTATTACGATGATTTTAGAAAAAAGAAAGTTGTAATAGAGGAAATAAAGAATGATTTTATTGAAGATGATACTTACTATTCCGAGATAGATTTTAATCAAAAAAACGATGCTGTATTACGTTGGCTGGTTAATATTGATTCAGAAATTGAAAGTATTTACGATTACAATAAAAGAAAAGCCAATTTATTATACATTAAATTTATTTATGATAAAATATTTATAGATAAAATGAGCGTAACTGAATTATCAAAAGAAGTCGGAATATCTTACTGGAGCCTAAGGAATACAATTCTTACTATTAAAAAACAAATAAAAAATGAAATTAGAAGAACAAATGAGTGCATACGATAGGGCAATTTTACTATTGAAAAAATATTCTATTCAATACGTAAAGGATATTGTTAATTATGAAATAAAAAGTAGCCGGAAAGAAGATGATGCCGAGCGTTGCAATTACTGGAATGAAGTCTCAAAAGAAGTAAAAAAAATAATAAAATAAGAAATTATGATAAAGCCAAAGGAACAAGCTAAAAAGCTATACGATAAATATACAGAACTAACAAAGGTAGGTTTCGGCAATGGAGTTTATGTTTACTACCACGATAAGACAAAACAATGTGCATTAATTGCAGTTGATGAGATGATTAATTATTTATCAGAATCAGATTGGGCATTAATAAATAATAAAGCAATTTACTGGAGAGAAGTAAAACAAGAAATAGAAAAGCTATGATAAAAATATTTTTGATTTGGATGGGATATGAGTTCATAAGACCAAAGGTAATTTGGTTGTATAATTATTTAATTAGTAAAGCATAAGTTATGAAATTAAAAATAAAATTTGAACATTGGCACTATCAATGTGGTGATGGTTGTTGTGATAATTATGGAACTAATTTGTATTTGAATGGTAAACAATTAGAACATCCTAATCCAGAAATACACGATAACGGATATTTAGGGGAAGATATAGAAACTGGATTACACGCAGTTTTAAAACAATTAGGGTACGAAGTTGAATTTGAAAACAAATACTAATTATGGAAGATTTTGCACAAGGATTAGTCATTGGATATATAATTGGAACTTGCTTTGCATTGGCAATAGTAGCAATTTTAAAAGATAAACAAAATGAAGATAGGGGATAAGCTAGAGTGGTTATTCAGAAAGACCGGAATCAAATGGATTGTAAAAAAAATACATCCTAATTGTAATTGCGATGAAAGACAAAAGAAAATGAATGAGTTTCAATTTAAAAGAAATTAAATGGAAAATAAACCAAAGCAATATGACATTGGAATTGATACATTCCAACGTGCCGAAGCTAATATGACCAAAGAAGAAATCATTGCCAGTTGCAAATTTAATATTGATAAATACTGCTGGAGAAAAAAAGGTCAAGACAAAGAAGATTTTGAAAAGATTATTAACTATGCCAAGTTTGCATTAAAACAATTTAAAGATGAATAAAGAAGATTATAATTGGTGGAGTAATTTTAGACTACAAAAAAGACCATATTTAGAAAACGATGAATACAAAATGGTATGCGAAATATACGCAAGGACTTATGAATTAAAAGTTGAATATCCTTGTAAATGCAATCCGATTAAGATTCAAAAAATGATTAATGACGTAAACACTAAATACGAAATAAATGAGTAACAGAACATCACATCATATCTGGGAGCAAGGAATTATCCAGCTAATGAATCTTGATGGCTGGGAACTGGAATGGACTGGGGAAGAATTCGAACACTACGATGCTAAAGGGAAAACTCCAAAGGGATTTGATTGCGTAATTGAATTTAAATTAAGGCACGCATACTATCCTACAAAGATTATGGAGAAGTTTAAATATGACAAGCTAATGCAAATAAATTGTATGAAGTTCTATTATGTATTCGATTCTGGCGGTAATTATCTTTATCATTTAGATACAATGAAAACACCACAAATAAAATTGATTAAGTGCAAAGCAACTGAAAAGTTTGACCGAGAAGAATTAATTGATAAGGAATGTTTTATGCTTTCAGAAAGTCAAGCCAGTATAATCAATAAGTATTAAAAATTTGTTTATAAAATATAATAGATTACCTTTGTAAAATAATAATCACTAAAAACAAAAAAAATGAAAGTATTAAATTTATATGCGTGTTTGGGGGGCAATAGACTTTTATGGGAGGATTGCGAAGTTACTGCAGTTGAACTTGACCCAGAAGCTGCAAGATTATATCAAGAGAGATTTCCAAACGACATAGTTATTGTTGCAGATGCACACCAGTACCTATTAGACCATTACAAAGAGTTTGATTTTATTTGGAGTTCGCCTCCTTGCCCTAGTCACTCACGAGCAAGATATTGGAACAGTTCAAATTACGATACTACAACAAAAGCAATTTACCCAGATATGAAATTGTATGAGGAAATTTTGTTTTTACAACATTATTACAGAACTGGTAAATATGTAGTTGAAAATGTAATCCCTTACTACGAGCCATTAATACCAGCACAAAAAAGAGGTAGGCATTTATACTGGACAAACTTTAAACTACCAAATGATTTAAACGACAGAAGATTTGCAATAAGTTCAGAAAAACAAGAGTTAAAAGGATTGTGTGAATTTCATAATTATGACTTTACAAAATATAAAGGAAATCAATCTGTTTTAAAAATGGCAAGAAACTTAGTAGACTACGAAGCTGGAAAAACTATATTTAATATTGCAAGATGTATAGTAGAGAAATCAAATATTAACCAAACACAATTATTTTAATGATAGTATTAGTAGATGCAGATAGCTTAATATGGAGCAGTTGTTACCGAAAGAAAGAACACCCAGATGATGATATGTACCATACACTTGAAAATGCAGTAGCAAAATTTGATGAAGTATTTATGTCAATCATCAATAAGATTGAAGAACGATACGAGATTGATAAGGTGCTAACCTTTGCTGGAGCCAGAGGTAATTTTAGAAAACAAATATCGAAAGACTATAAAGCAAATCGGAAAGAAAGTGATAGGCCTCCAATATTAAACGAACTTAATCGTTACGTAAAAGATAATTACAATGCTATTGCTGGAGAGGGTGTTGAAACTGACGATGTAGTGGCTACCTATTGGAAAACATTAACAGATACCTTTGGTAGAGATGAAGTATTAATTGTAAGTATAGATAAGGACTACAAACAGTTCCCTTGCTTGATTTATGATTACCATTATAAAAAGCAATTGTTTTATGATATAACTCCACTTGAAGCTAGATATAATTTCTACGAACAAATGATTTCTGGAGATTCTGCTGATAATGTAAACTACTGCAAAGGATTTGGAAAAGCATATTGTAAAAAAGCATTTAAAGATTGTTTAAGCAACTATTCTTTTATGAAAGCAGTATTTACTCTTTATAAAGAATTATATCGTAATAAAGCAAGGGAGAAGTATTTAGAATGTTACCAACTATTAAAACTAAGAACAGAATGACAAAAGCCGAAGAAATAGGAAATGAAATAAACGAAACTCTTGATTTGGATATTTACCAAAACACAAGAACATTGGACTTGGTAGATGCCAGAAGTCTATATTGCTACATACTACGCAAAGACTTGAACTATACGTTATACCAAGTGAGAGACAGTTTAAGAGCCAAAGGTAAAAAGTTTGACCATTGTAGCGTACTACATAATGTAGAAATATACGATGAGGTAAGGAGGAGAAAACCAAAACTTGATTTTATTAGAGATAATATTCTGGGAGGTATAAGTCCAAAGTATGCTATCTTAAAAAAACTTGAAAAGATAGACGACATTGGAAAATTAGAACAAATATTAAATTGTATAAATAGCTAAAGATGAATAAAACAGTAAAGATTTCAGAAGTAAAAATCAATCCAAATAATCCAAGATTAATTAAGGATGATAAGTTTAGAAAATTAGTTCAGTCAATAAAAGACTTTCCAGAGATGTTAGATATTAGACCGATAGTTGTAAATAAAGATATGATTATCTTAGGAGGTAATATGCGATTTAAAGCATCAATTGAAGCTGGGTTGGCAGAAGTTCCAATTATTATAACAGACTTAACAGAGGAGCAACAAAAAGAGTTCTTAATCAAAGACAATGTATCTGGCGGAGAATGGGATTGGGATATACTGGCCAATGAATGGGATGTTCAAACTTTAAAAGATTGGGGTTTAGATACACCAATTTATTTTGATGATGAAGATATTGACTTTGATAATATAAATTCAAATGAAGATAGGAATGCAGACAAACAAAGCAAGGTGGTAACGTGTCCTAAATGTGCACATAAATTTGATGTATAATGGCAATACCTTATATGGGTTCAAAAAGAAAATCAGCACAAAAAATTTATCAAACTATTATAAATTTTAATCCAAATCAAAAAACCATTATAGATTTATTCTGTGGTGGTTTTGCTATTGGAGAATTGTTTTATAAAAATGGATTTAATGTTATTGCAAATGATAAAAATAAATATGTAGTTGCTTTATTAGAACAAACAATAAACAAAGGTTTAGATGAGAAAAAATGTTTAGAATTTATTACAAGAGCAAAGTTTGAAGACCTATTAAAAAATCCAAATAATTATGAAGATTGGTATGTAGGTTATGCAATGTGTATATGGAGTTTTGGTAATAATCAAAAAGGATATATTTTTGGAAAAGAAACAGAGCCATACAAAAGAGCTGGACACGAATTAGTAATAAATAAAGACTCAAAACTATTAAAACAATTATTACCTAATATTCCACAAAAATATATCGATGGAATACTAAAACAAACTGATTGGCATAAGAGAAGAATTGCTTTAGGTAAAGTCGCAAAAGTTTTAAAGAATAGAATTTTAGAACTGGAACAACTGCAACAACTGGAACAACTGGAACAACTGGAACGACTGCAACAACTGGAACGACTGGAACAACTGCAACAACTGCAACGACTGGAACAACTGCAACAACTGCAACAACTGCAACAACTGGAACGACTGCAACAACTGGAACGACTGGAAATTTATAGCAATAATTATAATGAAGTAGAAATACCAAAAGATGCAATAATATACTGTGACCCTCCATATCAAGGAACGGCAGAATATAAAGAGGGAGCATTTAATCATAAAGAGTTTTGGAATTGGGTAAGAGAAATATCAAAGAGCAATAAAATTTATATATCAGAATATAATGCTCCAGATGATTTTGAAATATTACTTTCATTTACTCAAAAGAGCACCTTACAAGGAGGAGTTCAAAAACATAACAATCAACCAGACGAAAAACTATTTGTACCAATAGGACAAGAAAAATATAATTAAAATGGGAAA